GCAACCTCCATCATCTCCTCAAGAGCGCCTTGACCTTTTTCAATTAAATCGTAGTATGTTCTTCTTGAATATTCAAAATCATCATCTACATTTTCGTGTTTTTCATCACTCATAAATTTACTCCGATTTAACCTGAATCAAAATCTTCTAATATTGTTGTGGTAAAACCATAATCACTATCTGGATTAATAGATAGTGGATTAGGTGTTGTAGTAATTCTTTGCAGTTTAGGATCTGTTGTAATACTAAAATCAATAGCATCATGAATAGTAGTATCTGTCTGACGAATAATGCTCTTAGCATCTATCGGACCATAGAAGTTAACAGACATTCCAAAATCTAGTGTGTAAATAATTGTTCTTCTATTCTCAAGCGCACCCTCAAAATCATCACTAAAATTAACACCTTGAATTGTAATAGGAACATCTTCCACAATATCTGAGTGTGTATCAGTAAATGGTTTAATACTAATAGTATATTGTGGATTAAAATATGGAAGTATTTGCTCTACTACTTGTAAAGCATCGTCTTGATTCTTTGCAAATATATTTAACTGAAACGTAATTTGATACGGGCTTGGAGAAAAGAATTTATCACGTGTCGTATTAGTGACACCTTTATGATAATTATTTAATTTTGGAAGTTTTCTTTCAGGATCATATCCAATACTTGTAATCTCAAAAGACATTCTTGGAAGTTTAAGAGCAATTTGTGAATTATTTTGTAAATCAGGATTTGTTCTAATTCTTTCAAGATATTTTTCTCTTGGTGCGTATGCTAAAGGTACTTTTATCTGACTAATAGATTTACCAGTCTTATCTTTACGAATAACATAAATGTCATTAAAAAGAGTACCAAATAAAGCAACTGATTTTCTAATTCTCTGATGATAAAAATATGTAAACATTATAAATCCTCTGGATCGCCGAATGGATTGTTCTCAGAGAAATCTAAGAAGTCCAAATCAAATGAGTTTTCTGTTGTATCAAATATATCATTTTGAGCAAAGCTGCTATCTCCATAAACATTTTCGTCTATAGAAATAAGTGTTCTTGATACTGATCTTTCTGAATCACCTAAGAATGCAAGAGCACCAGAGATATTTCTTAGTCTCGTATTGGTAATAATGCCAGGCACAAATGTACCATAAGTACCATCACTTGTACTTATATGTGACACAACAATATAGTTTTCTGCTTGATTGTATTCAAGAACTTCCGCAGATAGAATTTTACCACTTGATTGAGTTTGTTGTACAAATTCGCCTTCCATAAAGTCATATGAAAATGCTGAATTAATACTATCGACACCTTGATCCATATTTAACTGAAGATTGTAACCCAATTTTTCAATATCATCAATAGCTCCAATATTTGTATTGAGTCTCTCATCGCTATATGTAAATAATTCGCATCTAAGTTTAAATGTGGGCAAATTACTTAATTGATAAAAAGGTTGCTCATGTTCAACATGCATAATTTCAAATAGTTTATTAGTCAGAGTAAGATAAATTAAATCTCCTTCTCTTGGTCTAATACTTTCTATTTGATTATTCATCTGACCGACTACATTAGCCCATCTTTTTCTTGAAACTATAAATGTAGCAGCATCTCTTATCTCAACACCAAACTTTGTAAATAGATCACCTTCTCCATCAAAGCCTTCAGTATTTTCAATATACATTTCTATCTTATGAGCAGAAGAAAATTTAGATGGAACATCTTCGCCAAAAATATCATTTTCATTTACTATCTCACGAGGTAAGTAATAAACATCTTGACCATATATTTTTAGACTTTCTATGATTATATCTTCATAGAGACTCTGTTCATTTTTAGCCTTTTGATTAAAATAGTGATTTAAGGCCATTTGTTATCCTACAAAAAAGTCAGCTGGCATTTCGTGCTCAAGACGAATATTCTCTTCAAGCTTTTCAATGTCCTGCATTGCATCCTCAAAAATTTGTCTACCATTTAGCATTACGCCGCCTGGAAGTTGCATACCTTCAAATTTTATAAGATTAGCTCCCCACTGTCTCTTGATCAGAGCGGTAGTATAGGCTTTTATAAATTTATCATTATATACACTAGTATGAGTTTCTGGATCAATTAGTTGATATACCTCAGCTACAATATAGTCACCAGCTTTTATATCATTATCTTTAAAGTCACCAAAAATATATAATCTGCGTTGATGTCTCGAAAACTGAACTTGAGGCAAGCCATTTAACTTCATATCAATTAAAGTTAAATATTGCTGTAGCTGAGTATAGTATGCAAGATCACCTGCAAAATTCTGTAAATCAGTAATGTCATTAAGCATCATTTGATACTTAACACTGAACATATCAATGCTATTATTACTTGAACTTGATACTGGAAAAAGTTTAGAAACAATGTCTATGTTATTAGGCATTGTGATATATTCGTTGGTTACATCATCTGCTGTTATAAGATGCTTAAAGTAAGTACGAACAGTGGCATCAGAATGAAACTCTTGAAAAAACTCAAGTGCTTCATCTATTCTATCTTCTATTTGATCTGGATCTACATTAATGTCGATAACCGGAGCGCCAAGTCTTCTTAAACAATACTCTGATAATTCATCTCTTGAGGTAACTGCAGCCATTATAACTTTCCTATAAAATAGTATTTGCTACTATTTATATAAAAAATTATTAGAACTTGAAATTAACCTTCTAATGAAGCTGTTGGTGGTGTAAAGTTTGCGGTGTATCTTGCTAGACCATTTGTAATTCGCACATCTTGGATATATCCATTCCAAAAAAAGGCGCCAGCTCTTGACATTCCGATTTTAAAAGTAGATGTTCCGTTATAGTTGTATGAATGACTTGAATTACTAGCAACACTAGTACCGTCTAACCAAAGATCAAGTTGTGTTCCTGATCTGGTAAGTGCTATATGATGCCAAGTATATGCAGTAATCGTTGAGGTGCTTTGAATATAATCCGACACGCTAAACCAATCATAAGTCAGTTTACCATTTGATTCAAGAACCAGCATAAACTCATCATTGCCATCACCTGTACCAGAACCCAATAAAACTCTGACAGCACCAATAGCCTCATTTAAGTAAAACCATCCTTCAACAGTAAAATCACCTGTACCAAAATCTCCCTGTAAATTTTTATTGGTATCAATATAATCTCCACTCCCATCAAAATACATAGACTTAGTATTAGCAAACTTAACCTGAGTAGTTGATCCAGTAGTATTACCAACAAGCTTTAGGTTAGAAACTTGAGATTTATCTATGATAGAAGCGTCTGTGCCTTTGATGTGTAGAGATGTGCCAGATGAAGATAGTGGTGCTGTTGGTGGAACTGCATTAGCTGCCGAAGTTGAAGTTGTTTTTATTTGCAGATCAGATATATACCCATTAAAAAAATCATATTGGTTACCAAGACTGCTTACATATCTCATTTGAAAGGTTGCACTAGAAGTTCCGGTTCCCCTAGATTCACCATTGACATACATACTAATATTTGATCCAGACCTTGACCAAACACAATAATTCCATTTATCTCTTTGGACTATTCCAGTGCCATTTACCGTTGTTGTGTTATCGTGAAAACCGATTACATTACTACTATCAATAAAAAACTGATAGTTAGGCGGGTAGGTAGATCCTAATATAACCGCTTTACTTGTTCCTTGCATATAAATCCAAGCACTTACGGTAAAATCACCACCTAAATTAATATTGCCTGGAAGCTGCAAAGAATCAAATGTGTCATCAAAGTACACAGACCCGCCGTGAACGTCTGCATCGTATTCGTCGTAGTCGTAAGGTGAGTATGGTTTTGTAGTAACATTGCCGTTTACTGTGATAGAGTAATTATTAGTTGAGCCATCAGCAATGTATGGCAAGTGACAGGTAAGCAGGGAAGTATTTGTTATAGCTGTTAGTCTCTTAGTTGGTGGAGTAAAGGCAGAGATATATATTGCTGTACCTATATTAACTCTAAGGTCTGAGATATAACCGTTCCAGTGATAGCTATCGACTGTATCTCCACCAATATCATAGGCTGTGTCTGAAAAATTATTGCTGACATCTGCAGAACCAACAGAAGAACCATCAATATATAAAACTGTTGATCCTGAGCCAGTGCCATTACGAACGAGTGCAACATGGTGCCAAGTGTTTGCCGATAATGTACTCGATGAAGTAATTAAAAAGTTATTGCTATAAAGATAAACTTGAGCCGCTGAATCTACACCCAATACAAAGTTGCCAGTGGAATTTGATGAACCTCTATTTGTAAAAATAGTTCGGTAGTTTGAAAATGATGCAGTATATATCCATGCCTCTAGTGTAAAATCTCCTGTTCCTATAGCTGTGCCTGTTGCAGTCAAATAATCGCCAGAGCCGTCAAAGTAAGTAGAATATCCACCACTTCTATATGGGCTAAACGTACCAGCATGAGCATCACCATTTACAGTAATTAAATGGTTATTAACTGATGCATCAGTAATGTTATTGTTATCCGACGTGTCAGTTACTGTAACTAATAACGTGTTATATTTGGTATTTGCAATACTTGTACTAAAATTAAGAGTGAAACTTGATACTTGAGGTAAAATATTAACTCCATCAGATGCTCTAAAAGTAATGGATCCCGTACCACCATCAGGCACCTGAGCTTCTGTTTTTGGTGTAATAGTAAACACGGAGGAATCCTGAGATACGGTAGCAATACTATCCATTTGACCACTCGTAATATATTCATAGGTTATCGGAATTCCTTCTGGGTCACTAGCAGCAAGAGTAATAACTGTTGCATCTTGTGGGCTATCAACATCCAACACATAAGAACTTTCTGGTTGACCGTTAGAATCCCACGTAGGAGTAGTATTAATTAATGCAATGTTATACCAACCTGAACCACTCCATATGTATAATCTATTAGTTTCCTGAACAAAAGCTTGATCGCCTACATCATTACCTGTATTAGGTAAATCGGCTGATGTAGCTACATCTACTTGTCCAGTATTAACTGAAGGAGCCGAATCTACAACTGTAGATAAGACTCCCGTTTTACTAAAAGCTTGTGCTATAAGGACTGACTTTGATGGCATTCCTATTCCCTTTTAATTTCTCTTAGCATGACATTGCATATTTCTATTGCTCTGTCATAACCATTTCTAAATCTGTTTTTACGATTACCATATCGTTTAAACCACTCTAAGCTATTTATAACTCCATGACGTTTATCCTCAGCAATATCAAAACTTCTTGCCAAGTCTTCATATTCTGATCTTAGTCTTAATAGTTCAGCCAGTGATATACTCATACAGATCGCTCCAGTTTTTCATTAAAGGGAATTGTTTATTATTCATATTGTGACCATGTTCAATTAGGATACTTTCTAATCCAAGCCGATCACCAAGTTCGGCATTTTCTGTTTTATCTTCTAACCAAAGATAACCACTACCTTTGTAGGGTTCTAGTACATCATCTTTATCTGCACCAGTGTCTGCAAAAGAGAAACTAGTAAAAGCGGTTTCTCCGAATAACTTTTTAGTGTTTTCAATCCGAAGAGCTTGAGCTGAAGGATCTAATGACAAAGAAGT